CGTGAGATGGAGCACTGGTTAACTGGTGGTGCTATTCTACAAAACAAAACTAGTGATGTTGACGAATTACGATGTCACTACCGTACTGAACGTGGTTTTGAAGGATTTGCTCCTAACCGTTTCTTATTGTTCAAAAAATCATAATTATTAATATATAAAGACATAAGAAAATGGAGAATTATTTATATTTCGCAAGTGCTGCTGCTGATAGCGCAGCCGCTACCGAAGAAGTAGTTTGCTTCCCTGCTAGTCAAATGTCTCATTTTGAGATGGCAACAGCAACAGCATTGAGAGTTTACTTTGAATCTAGTCAAGAAAATGATGATGATTCAGGTATAGACGCAGCTCATGTTGTACTTACTGTTGCTACTGGTAAGCACAAAGAAGCTATACAAGATATTGTTGAAGCTATCAATAGACCAAGTGGTGGTAACTTTGGTTTCATCAATATTGCAGACAGTGAAAATTCAGTATTTTGCAGCGAGCATGTTACAGCTTGTGCATCTATTGCTGTAGTTGACGCTAGCTAATAACTAGAGATAGTTAATTATATTACTGGGGGAGGGACTTACTCTCCCCCTTTATAAAACTTTAAGTTAATTTTAGAAAATAATTATTATGACACCAACAAAAACTCGTAAGGCTGTAACGCCTCCTACGAATACTAAGGTTGAAGCTAAAGCTCCCGTAGTAGAAAAAAAATTCACTCCTCAATTTACTAATAGAAAACAAGAATATAAGGCTTCTGTTTATAGGCTAGTCCCTAAGGCTAAAAAGAAAAACGGTATGCCACAGTATCCTGTTGTATCTTTATTAAAAGCTGAGGATATTATATTTGACCCTGTATCGGGTGAAAATAAAAAGATAAGATACGTTCCTGGTGAAACATCTATATATGCTGATGAACAACCAGAGACAGCTAAAATGAGAGAGCCTATTGCTTTCAATAATGGTTTTCTTTTCGTAGACCAAACAAACCCTACCCTTAAAAAATACTTAGATACTTGTAACGCTAATGGTAGTAATCCTCATAGAATAAAATCTAAAAACATTCTATTTACTTTAAAGGACGATCAAAAGTCTGCACAACAAAAAATAGAACAAGTAGGTACAACTATGGACGCTGTACAAGCTGCTCTTAAAATGCCTTTAAATGACCTTATAGGGTATGCTAAGGTGTTAGGTATAAAAACTAACAAGAGTGTAGATGAGATTCGTTGGGACATGAAAGTTCAAGCTGAGAAAAACCCTAAAGCTTTCTTAGCAGGTATGAATGACCCAAGAACGACTATGAAGCAGTTATTAATTATGGCTGAAGAGTCAGGTATTATATCTATGAAGAAGAAAGCTATTACATGGGTAGCATCAGGTAACACAATATGTGTTCCTGCTATCGGTGTTAAGCCTATTGAAAGAATGGTAGATTACTGTTCTGAAGGTGAGGGAGAGCAGATATACGCTGAGATAGAACGTAGATTACAAGCTCTTAATGGATAATGGATTAATGTAATATATAATAATGTAGGGGACTTAGCGGTCCCCTTTTTTTATTATGTCGATTTATTTTGTATTTTTGCTAGGGAATAAAATACACAATAATGACGATTGATGAAGTATATAAGCTAGTTCAGGTGTTTGCAAATAAGGAGCAGAGGGGATTTATAAGTCCGTCTGACTTTAACCTTTTAGCAAAGCAAGCTGAACTTGAGCTATACAATAAACGACTTTCTATAATAAAGCAAAAATCACCTACAAGAAAATCTCAAGGATTATACGCAGAAAATTTATCTCCAGAGCTGGCAAGGCAAGATATAGCTACCTTTTTATTTAGATCTGATGTAGATGCGAATGAATCATCGGTACCATACAAGGGAAGAAGTGTGATTGTAACTGCTGATTATGTAGAATCCATGTTTATTCATGTGGATGAGCATCACGATATTTCACATCACATTCCTTTAGATATTGTAGAGCCAAAAGATGTAAATCAAATACTTAGAAGTAGTTTGGTCAAGCCATCTATAGAGTATCCTATAGCTTTACTTGGAGCAGATGGTGGTACATCAAAGCAGTTTAGCGTGTTTCCTGACGCTATAAAAAAAGTTATAGCTTATCATTACAGATACGCTAATAATCCAAAATGGAGTTACGTCACTGTAGCAGGTAAGCCTGTTCATGATTCTTCATCATCAACTGAATTTAAAATATCTAGTAGATGTCATGGAGAGATTGTAGTAAAGATATTAGAATATTTAGGAGTTTCAATTAGAGAGGCTGATGTTGTTCAGTACGCACAGGCTAGTGAATTAAAAGCAGATAGTTAATTATGGCAATAGATTATACAAGTATAGATGAGGTCGTAAATGACTTTCAGTTAATGATGGATGACACGTCTTATGATAAAGACGCAGAAATTTATCAGTTAAGATTATTAGCACTTCAAGGGCTTAGAGAGTTAAAATTTGATGCAGAACAAGAAGTTAAAACATTAACAAAAACTGTAGGTTCTGGATTAAATGTTGATCTTCCTTCTGACTTTGTTAAACTATTAAGAATAGGTTATAAAAACAGTGATGATGAGTTTGTTTCTTTAGGTTATAAATCTAATTTATCTTTAGACTCTGGCGTAGATTCACAGATAAACACAGACCTTTACGATGAAAACAATCCTTATTTTCATACTGATATTGGTAGAAAGTATGGTGTAGGAGGTGGTCAAAATGCCTTAGGTTATTATAGATTAAACAGAAATGATAATACTATAAACTTTTCTTCAAACGTTTCTGGTAAAATAGTATTTATGGAATACATCTCTGATGGTATAGGATCCGTTCAGCCAAGAGATCATGTTATTCAACTTAACTTTAATAAAGCTTCAACTAATGACTCTGGTGCAATTATTTCTGGAGCTAAATTAAGAATACCAAAATCTGATTTTTCTACTACTACTCATGAATTTACTTTTACAACTAATGCTGCGTTAAATTCTAGTTTTATTCAAATTGAAGAAAATGACAGCCATTCTGTTGTAGCAGAAAAATTCTCTACTGTAATAAATGAAGGTTATCCTAGCTTTGGAGCAACTAATAAACTTCCTTTAGACACTAAAATAAAAGCGTCTCAAAATACAGGTTCAAACATAGTTACTTTAACATATAAAGATATAACTGTAAATCCTCTTTCTATTGAAAATTCAACTTTTTCAATTAATACAAATCAAGATGTAGACTCTGATGGGGAAACTACTACAGGTATTAAGGTTTTACAAAACTCAATTAAATTAATTCAAAAAGGCGTTAAAGGAGAAGGCCCTAGAGTTCACAAATTTTGTGAGGAGGCTCTACGTTGCTACATGTATTATAAATACATTCAAAGAAAACGTGGTGTTCCTGCTAACGAAAAACAAATGGCTAAGAGAGCATATTACAACGAGAAAAGATTAGCTAGAGCTAGAATGATGAACTTTAATAAAGAGGCTGCTATGCAGATTTCTAGAAAAGCGTTTAAGCAATCTCCTAAGATATAATTTACAATGGCACAAGATAAAAAAGTTTTTACAGGTGGGATGGATAAAGATTCTGATCCTCGCCTGATTAAGCAAGGTGACTACAGAGATGCCTTAAACATAAGAAGTGTTTCATCATCAGATTCTACAGCAGGATCTGTTGAAAACATAGAGGGTAACACTTTAGTGCCTTATAATTTTATTACTGAAAATAATCAGTATGTAAACGTAGAGTCAGGTATAGGTGTTAATGGTACAAACGTTAATATAGAAGATGTTCAACCTGATCTTGTAAACCTATCTCAAACTATAATTTTTTCAGGAGTAGAATCAATAGATTATCCATCTAGTTTTACATTAGGTTACACTAGCTCTAGTGATTCTGATCCTACTTATATTAATACTTCTTACACTGCTTGGTATGGTAATAATCAATTAACATCTACTTCAAACACACTTTATGATTTATTCGGACCAGGAGGACCTCTTTCTTCTTTTAACGTAATAGATCACAATACAGGTCTTAGTTTAAATATAAGTGCTTCAGTAGATTTTTTACCTGGTGATTTATTTGATGGCTCAAATGAATTTGCAGTAACTTTTACATCTAATCAACCTGGCGGTGTATTCAATATAGTTATAAGATCTGGATTAAATTATCCTTATAACTTAAGTTATGGTCAAGGAGCATATTTTGTAGATGAAGATTATTCTGATCTTAATGAAAATTATTTCGTTGGAGACAATACTATAATTACTAGCTTTATTGGATTTTCGCAATCCAACAATAATACCAATGTAGATGATGAGGGAACCGTATTTGGTCCTGGACCTGGAGTAACTACCGTAGGAGGTGGAATAATAGATGTAGTTATTGAGGGGGATCAATCAGAAACTTATCCTGGTGATCCTCAGATTACTAACCCCAATACGGGTGAAGTTACAACTGGTGGTGTTAATATATATACTTATGATCAAACTGCTGGAGATGGCACGTCTATTAATGATTATGTTGTAACAGAATTTTTAAACCTAACTGATTCAACTGGTAAATTTGACACTGGTGGTGAGTTTGAGTTTGGACCATCTCAAGATAGTATATCTCAGTTTTTTCACGATGCTATATCTGATGATAAATTTGGAGAAGTCTTCATAGAAGGTAGTAATGGGAGTACTACTGAATTATCAAGTATTACAACCAACTTTGTTAAAACTACACGTCTTGGTGGTAAATCTTCTACTTTAGGTAGAAACAACCCAGACGCTATTTCATACTCTCAGTTAGAGTTTTATTTCAATAGTGAAGAAGTAATAGAGGGTGATGGTTTTAGTATTAGTGAAGGTACTTTAACATTTAGTGGTGAAGAGGTAAAAGCTTTAAACACTTATACTCTTAAATCAAATATAATAGAGGGTAAAAACTTTAAGTTAGATTTAACTGTGTCAGGATTACCATCTGGTAATAGTTTTACTGTTAATATAGGTAATGATTCCTTTGGTGCAATAAGTACTGATGGAACTCATAGTATACCTATAAATGATCCTAACAATTCTTCTGTTATATTTCTGCAGTTTGATGAAGATTTTACGTCTTCTGACACTCTTACCTTAACAAATGTTAGATTATTTTTAGAAAACGAACAAGTAGATAGTCTAACTATTAGATTAGCTTCACCAAGTTTGACAAGGTTTAAATTAGCCTTTGCGTCAAGTGAAACTGAGTTAAGAAACGATCTAGCAGCTGGAAATCCAGTTACTACTTTACCATCTTGGTACAGTGGTACTTCAATAAGTCTTATTAATAGATCTATTGGAGTAACTGATTTATCTTCAGTTAACGCTGATTATCAACAGTTGCAGTTAGAGTTAGAAAACGCTAATGCTCAAATAGAAATATTGACAGCACAGATAGCCTCAATAACATCCCAGTACACTTCTGAAATACGTAGATTAGAGCAACAATTAGATGTAGCTAATTCAAATTTAGCTCAAGTTCAAATCGAGTTAGATAAAGCAAATATTACTGTAGACATACTTCAACGTGAAAATAAAACTCTTCTTGACTCTCAAAGACAGCTTAAAAATGTTATAACAAACTTTATATTAGAAACGTCAGATCCAAAACCAGATGTACTTATTAATCTTTATGCTGGAAGTATAGATGCTATTAGTCATTCACTTAATTTAATAGCTGCAGATTTAGTTAACGTAACTACAACCACTGTTACCGATCCTAATCTTCAAGCTACAATAGATGCTTTAACAGCAGAAAATCAAGAATTAAAAGCTGAGTTGGATGAGTTATCGAATATAATTATTAGCGAAAACGATACAGAGATAAGTTTAATTCAAGCTGCAACTAATCTTCAAGATGCAAACAGTAATCTAAACAGTCAGCTCTCTGAACTTCAGGATAGCATAAATACTGTTCAATTGAATTATGATAGTTATGTGGCTAACGTAGGTAGTGCGTTGTTTGATGCGTCTGATTATTTAAGTGAAAATCCTACTTTAGAGAGTCTTGCTACTTTAATTTCTAGTGCTCTTAATGCTCAAGCAGATAGTTATAACTTAACAATTCTCGATCTTGAATCTCAAGTAACTGATGCTCAATCTGCAGCAACTCAGGCTGATCTTGATGCTGCCTTTGCAGAAGGTGCTGCTTCAGTAGATATTACTGTAGATAACCAAGCTCTTATTGATACTGCCTTTGACAATGGTGTTGCTTCAGTAACTCCAGAAGATGGAATAAGTCAGGCGGATATAGACGCTGCTGTTCTTACTGCTCAAAATATTGCTGCAGGTGAATATAATGAATTACAAACCTTATATAATACAGCTTTAGCAGGACAGATAGGTGAAATTGATTATCAGACTGCACTTAATAATGCCACTTCTAATAAGGATGCTGCACAAGATGCTGTTAATGCTGCACAAGAAGCTTTAGATGCTGCTCAGCAAGATTTAGATGATGCTCAGACAAACCTGGATGGGATTATTGAACAATTTCCAGATGGTGGTGGTCCTACTGCTGCTTTTCAAAACGCAGTAGATAACGCTACTATAGCAGTAAATGAAGCTACTGCTACCCTTGCAGCTGCTCAGTTACAACTTAATATAAATACATCTTTTTTTAATGGTGTTCATTCGGTAGATATTACTACAGATAATGATGCTGCTTATCAAGATGGTGTTGCTTCAGTAATTCCAGAAGACGGTATTACTCAAGAAGATTTAGATGCTCTTCAAGCTTTAACTGATGCTGCTGAAGCCAATCACGAAGCTGCAATATCTGATTTACAAGCCACTCACGAAGCTGAAATATCTGATTTGCAAGCCACTCACGAAGCTGCAATATCTAATTTACAAAACACTCACACTGCAGAGATAGATCAGATAAGCGAGTCTAATACTGAAGCGATAGAGGAGTTGCAATCGATTCACAATGCAGCGATAGGTAGTTTACAAGAGACTCACGATGCAGCGATAGCTGATTTACAAGCCACTCACGAAGCTGAAATATCTGATTTACAAGTCACTCAAGCTGAAGAGATAGCTGATATAAATTCAGAAGCAATTGCTAATGTTACTGCTGCTGAAGCTGCTCAAGCTGCTGCTGAAGATGCTGCTGCTGTTTCTGCTCTTGAAGCTTCGCAACTTTCTGAAGACCTAGATGCCTTACAAGATTTATTAGATGCAGCTAATACTGCTAATGATGGTTTGCAACAAACAATAGATGAATTTAGCAATCAAGTTACTATAACTTCATTAGAACTTGTTTCAGACCCAACTCTTAACACTAATATTGGTTTTAGTCAACCACAAGGTAATTTTTTCTCTCAGTCTGATGGTTCTATAAAGTTTTCTCAAACTGCAGATAATGGCTCAGTTTACAATGGTGCCTTTAAATCTGCTCACTTTCCAATAAATAATGACATTAATATACCTTCTTCACAGGTACAAAATCTTAGATTAACTATTAACGTACCTTTTTGTGTTCATCCTTTTACTGTTAGAGTGGCAAGACAAAATGCATCACCTTACTTTTATTTTCCTACAATATCAGAACCTGGTGTTTATGTTCTTGAACCTCCATCTGATTTTTCACCTGAGGATATAGTTGGCGTAATAGTTTTAATACAGACCGAAGGAGCTTTATCAGATGAAGCTTTAAATACTGAAGGTCCTTTATTTGTTATAGAGAGTATGTCTATAGCTTATGCTGAAAGTGTTTCAGGCTTAACACAAGCTCTTTTGGAAGATCTTCAAAATTCTTTCTCTAGCCTTCAAGAAGATGTTGAGGCTGTAGATGAGACTGCAGAAACTGTTATAGAAGATTTATCTTCTGGTCTTAGTGTTATTACTGATCAAATACAACAGTATGAAGCTTTATTGACTGAATTTACTACTTCCTCTGCTTTACTTCAAGAATCTATAAATTCTACTATAACAGAGTTGTTATTAACAAGCACTATAGATGAAAGTTATATTGATGGTGTAACACTTGCTTTTCAAAATAACCAAGCTAACCTTGATGATGATTTAACTGCTTTAAATGATTTTACAAATTACATTCAAAATCAAATTGATAGTGCGGGTAACACCGACCCAGCACAAGAAGGTAATTTCTTTGAAATAGAGATAGACAGAGTAACCCCTGTAATATCTGGAAATAATTCTATCTGGAGCAGCTCAATAACTAATTTAGGATTTGATGAGGATAAATATAGGTGGCATCTTTTTTTAACAAACGAAGATGTTTTTCCAGGTGAAAGACATAATTTTGGGGCTTACTGTGACAAGAATCATCTGAAAACAGAAAATAGAAGGCGACTTCAAGGTACTTTTGATTTTTGGGATGGTACCGTAGGATATGATGGACCTCCATTTTTAAAAATTGTAAAAAATGCTATTAAGGCGAAGTATCTTCAAGATAATGGTGTTACAGGTACTACTCAAGATTATTATAGAGATCTTCAAGCAACTGGAGGTAGCTATGATTCTGAGACTGGATACCTTTTGAATCCTGGTTCTTATAGTTATACTGTTCCTTTTGGAGGGGAAGATATACCAATAATTGTCGACTTTCATAATGTGGATTACACTGATTATGCAGTATCAGTTCTAAGTGACAATAATGATGTTAGTTGGGAGGATTCAGCGTTAGGTAATTTTGGATTTAGTGTTCATGTTCAAGACCCCGAAAATAGAGACGGATGGGAAATTAAATCAGCAATAGTGATAGACAATAATCTTGATACTGCAGAGACAACTAGTCTAAATAATTCAAGTTATAAATTATTTGATATTGTTGGGTTACAATTTTCGGGAGATATTGCTACAAAAGGTTGGGCAGATCGAACTAGCCTTGGTGCTGGTCACCACGTAGAAGATGACTCATTAAACATTTCAGGTACAGTAACTAATTATGTTGTTCGATCTCTCAGTATACCACAACCACAGCAGTCAGGTACTGTAGAAGGATTTGTTAGGGCAGCATCTTCTGATAACTATAATAATTATAGCTTAGATGTGCCATCAACGATGCCATCTTCAGATTCTGATATTATAGTAAACAAATCTACAGATGAGAGTCCTACTATAACAAGGGGTGTTAGAAGATACATTTATAACTCAATATTAAATACAAATAGGTCTGTTAGTTTAGCTAGTGAAGACTTTATCTGTATTGGATCTTACGAAGACAAACCTTTAAGTAGGATATATTACTTTATTCATGACACCTCTGTGAATAATTTTGATTGTATACTAGAGTATGACTTAGCACTAGATAGAATTAAAACTGTATACCAAGATGGTAGATTAGGTTATAATGGTGAGGCAGAAACTGTTCTTAACTTTAGTAAGTCTAACTTAATTACAGGTGTTAGTAAGATTGATGATATTTTATACTTTACAGATAACCTCAACAGACCTAGAAAAATTAACGTTGAGTTAGGTAAAAAGAACGAGGAAAATATTGAAAACTCTCTTAAGGTTGAAGATGTATTCTTCCCTGGTGGATTTAATAATTCAGCATTTTTATCTTTTGAAGATGAAAAGGTTAGGTCATTTAAAGTCGGTGACAACGTGTTTTCACAGATTGGTGACAACGATCAAATTCAATTTAATGGTTGGTCTGAAGTTATTGGTATTATTAGAAGAATATCAAATGACCCTGAAACTGGATTTACCTTTAATGTTACTAGTGGTAGTAACACAATTACTGCTAGTCAGTCAATACTTAGTGACAATATTTTAGCTCCAGGAGAGTTTATTGGGATTATGGATAACGACAATTTCCCTAGATTCTTTAAGGTTACAAATATAGTTTCAACTACAATAACAGTTGAGTCTCCACCTAACTTTACAGCAGAAGCTGCAAAACCTTTAAATATATTATTAAACGGTATAGAAACAAGTATAGGAGGTTTACTAACTAACTGTCCTTTTGAGTCTGGTGCTGTAGCTTCAGGTATTTTAATGAATGCAGATCCTGATGACGCTTACTCACCTTTAATTAGCTTTGGTAAATATGACGACAAAGTAAAATATTTAGATGTTATTAAACACCAACCTGAGTTAAGACCTCAGACTGAATTGTCTTTTGATTCTTCTGGTAAAAATAACATATTAGATAATTTATTTCAGTTTAAATATAGGTACATACACTATGATAATGAAAACACATCATACAGTGGTATATCTGATATAAACCCAGATACTACATTTTTAAGAAACAGTCCTTTAAAATATACTGACTATCAAGATGTTAAAAACATTATTAATGTAGAATATTTTGATACTATATCTGATGTTGAAAAAATAGAGATAGTAGCTAGAACAGGAAATGATGGTGAGTTTGTTTTAGTGGACACTGTTCAAAATAATTTTACTAGTTATTTAAAGAAGATTAAGAATACTGTTATATCAGATCCTGCTTTTTACTTTGACGTACCTAAGTCTATAATTAAGTTTAAGAATAATGGTGTTTATCCTTTTGTAGATAGAGCTGATTCTAACAAGCTATTTGACTCTGTTCCTAAGCTCGCTAAAGCACAAACAATGTTATCTAACAATAGAATTGCTTATGGTAACGTGGTTGAAGGTTTTGACAATACACCTATGGTGGTTAAGAGTGAGTTTTCAACTGAAGACAACCCTGTTATTAATACGTTTATTACAGATGTTAATGTATTTGCTAAAAACAATAATACCAATCAAGTTACCACCTCTACTTTAGGTAGTGGTAATAGTCCAAGCTCAGCTGCTGCTTCTCATCCTATAGCTCAAACTATTAATGAGGGAGACATTTCAGTAGCTAGCTGGGGTACTAGTGGTAATGCTAAGTGTAGGGTTAGTCTTTTTATAGACCTAGACGGGATTAATCTTGATGATGAGCAGTCTCAATTTATATCTATATTTTTAGGTTGGGGTCTAAAAAGAAGAGCTTCTACTCTTGGTGGTCAACAGATGTTTTTTAGGTCTGGTAAATTTTCAATGAATGTTAACCTTACTGGATTGACTACAATAAATCAGGTTAGGCAGGAAATTATAACTAAATTTGAAAATGGCGGTTTTGAAGGTGGGGCAAGTGTAAACTCTTTCAGTATAGAGGACGCTAATAACGAAGATTTAGACAGTTTAACTGTAACAGTTAGTGGAAGTACAAAGTTAAAAGTAAAATGGACATGTGTTGAAAATAGCCAGGGTTTAAATGGAGCAGTTACTCAATGGGGTACTAATTATAACGGATGGGTTAAAGTTGGTTCTAATATTAGTGTTGTTTATTCACAAGGATCTGCATCTCTTAACTCTTTTAAATCAGGTGCTTTTCATGATTTTGGTATAGCGTACTTTGACGAGACAAACAGATGTTCTTTTGTAAATGTAGCTCCTGATTTTGGATCTAATATTGAGCTAAAAGAAGGTTTTGGAGAACCTTCTGTTAATGTTAATTTAAATGGTACTAGGTGTTACAACCCTTTTATCACTGAGTCAGGGGCACTATCTGGTCAATCTTCAGATGTTACTTTTAACATATACAATAAGCCTCCTAAATGGGCTACTCATTATCAAATGCTTTATGCTGGTAACACTTCTGTTGGTGAGTTTATACAAGTTACAATAGCTAAAACTGCTGCTGGAGATAATAACGATACTCAAATGTATTTAGGTTTAGAGTCTTTAAAAGCAGAAGATGTAGGTTATATAAATTCTTCAGGTGCTTTAGTAGATTTTGACGTTGTTAAGGGAGATAGAATTAGGTTTATTAGCTGCGAGAAAGACAATGAAAGACAACTATTTACTCAATATTTAGATTTTGAAATTACAGGATTTGATCTTCACGATGTAGATAACCCTATATCAGCATCAGAAGATGGAGATGGATTTTATTTAAGAATTGCTAACCCAGCAGATAGTGGTGACGATGTTGAACTTGAAAGTGGTGATTCTGTAAGTATATCTCATACAGGATTCTCTCTTTCTACTAGTGGCTATAATAAACTTATAGCTGAGATATACAGACCTAGATTAAATCAAGAAGAAGAAAACTTGGTTTATTACGAGATTGGTAATAAAATTGAAATCGGAAACCCTGGTGAAATAAATAGATACCATGGAGGTCAATTAAATCAAGTTCCTGAATATTTTTACGATAAAGATGTAAATACAGAAGTTTCTTTAACTCCTGCTACAGTAGTTCTAGAAGGTGGAGATATTTATTTGAAATCTAGATCTATGTATACTACCACAGGTGGAGCTAATTCACATACGTTTGCCTGTGAAGACTACTTCCTAAACGATTTTCATAGAACTGATCACTACGACAAAGGTCGTATAAACGTAGTTAACAACAACTCAAAAGAAAGAAGACTCAAAGCTTCTGTATTCTTCTCTGAGCCTTATGTAAGTACAGGTGCTATAAACGGTTTAAGTAACTTCAACTTAGCAAACATACCTTACTTTGATTATAATAAAGACTTTGGATCTATTCAATATTTAACCAATAAGAACAACGACTTAATTATATTTCACGAGAGTAAGGTTGGTAGAGTTTTAGTAGGTAAGGATATACTTAACACAGCTTCAGGAGAAGGTTTAGTTTCTTTATCTAACAAGATTATAGGTGATTATGCTCTGGTTTATTCAGGTCAATATGGTTGTAGTTTAAATCCTGAGTCCGTAGTAAAGCAAGGTAATGTATTCTATTTTACAGACATACAAAGAGGATCTGTTCTTAGACTATCTAATGATGGTATTACAGTTATATCTGACAATGGCATGAAGGATTACTTTAGAGACCTAGGTGAAATGTTCTTAAAGTATAACCCAGAGTACAATAACGATTTAGAGTTTACTCCTTCTATTGTTGGTGGTTATGATCCTAAATATAATGAGTATGTAGTAACATTCCCTTCAATAATTAGTAATACAGACTCTGGGTATACAGCTGAAACTTATGTTTGGAGTGATAGCATCGCTACTTGGGATGATATAACAACTAAACCTGAAGATGCTTTTGATGATAAGGTTGTTATATTTAACCCTGTTACTGTAGCTTTTAGCGAAGAATCAAATAGATGGACATCTTTCTACTCTTATATTCCTGAATATTACTGTAAGGTTAATAGACAGTTTGTTACTTTCAAGCAGGGTAGATTGTACAGACATAACGATTCAGATAAATACTCTAGAAGCACCCAATCGTATAATAAGTTTTATGGTAACAACAACTTATCATATATTGACTTTGTATTTAACGCAGAGCCTTCATCTATTAAGACTTATAATGCTTTAGCTTTAGAGAGTGATACAAAATTTATTACGGGTTTATTCTCTAATATGGGTCAACACTATGGTGGTTATGATGAAGTTATAACTACAAACATTGCTTTTAAAAAGGTTAGAGGTAAGTGTAGTAGTGATTCAGTTTCTTCTGCCTTTGAAATAAAAGGTCTAGACACTAAATTTTATGAAGATGTATCTCCAGGTGATTTAATTAAAGTTATTGGAAACTCATCTGAAGAACAACACATAGTATCTAAAGTAATATCAAATACCTTGATAGAGGTTGAAGAAGAGGTCGCTTTGGATTTGGATAATAATACTATGTTAGTCATTGACTATAAAACCAAAGAGGGTATACAATATGCTGATATTCCTTTCTGCACATCTGATATAGAGTCTAGGGAAGATAACCTTAATTTTGGTGACGGATCAGATATACAGGGTGTTGGTGTAGTTTCAGGTTTAGATGATGATGGAGAAAACTTGTCTATACTTACAAAACTAACATCTGCAGATATTAACAAACAGATACCACCAAGTGATATGGTTAATGGAGCAAGATATGTTGTAACATACATAGCTGAAGGAGAAGAAGATTTAATTGGTGCTTCTGACTCATCTTACGAGTCTGATGAATCATCTATAGGTAACATTATAATACATAATGGTGTATCTTCAGCTACAGGTAGTAGAGTTATGAGTGCTGATCTTAGACTGTATATTAAAAAACTTGATGGAACGACTGAATTTTTAGGATACCCATACTCGATAACTTCTGGTACTTTTAATGAAAATAATGCAACTAAGATACTTATTGCTGGGAGTTATTCTTATGACCCTAGCTATAGTGGAGGCTTTTTATTTATGACTAAAACAGGATCTATAGAGGGTGAGAGAATGAAGGGTAGTTATATGAGGACTATATTAGCCACTAACACTAACCAGTCTAAAAAGAAGTTTAATCTTTACGCTGCAAACGCAGACGTAGACAAGAGTGAGCTTAGTAATAAATAATAAAAAAAAATTAGTACATTTGTAAAAATTCAATAATATGGCACGTAGAGTAAAACCCAGTATTAAATATAAGAAAAATAAAAAATCACCAAAGGCTGTTGCTGGTGCGGCAACTCTTGCTTTAGGACTTGGTAAATCTATATTTGGTGCTAGGCAAGCTAAAAGAGCTAAAGAGGCTGAAGCAGCTTTTGATAAGAGTAGATTAGAGAGAGGAGTTAGCTCTGCAACACAAAAGATGGCTGATCAACCTATAGATCAAAGTTATATAAATCAACTTCAACAACAGCAGGCTGCTGATAGAGCATCTGCTATGGGTGCTTTAGCTAAAGACCCTAGAAATGTTTTAGCAGGAGTTCAGAATTTAGAAGGACAAGCTGCAAAACAAAGAACAGCTCTTTTAGGTATGCAACAGGATGCTAAAACTAAGGCTATGGAGAACTTAGCTAAAGAGCAAGGTAAGGTTGAGGATCAAAGATTAAGTGTAGCTGAGAGCGAAATTGCAGGTATAAAAGCTGAAAAATCTGCTGGTCAACAAAATATATATGGTGGTTTTGAAGATATTGGCAGTGGAATTTCTGAAGGTGGCTTAGATCAGATTGGTAAAGGCCTTAAGGGTGCTGCAGGATTTGTTAAAGGATTATTTCAAGAAGGTGGTAAAATTGATTCTGAAGATGGTGGAGTAACACCAGGGAAGTTTGATCATGATACTAACCCTATAGATATGGTTCAGGATGGTGAAAAGATTGGTGAAGCTACAGGTGGAGAGTTGATATTACCTCCTGATGATGTTGAAGATATTAGATCTGCATTGAAAAATGGCGATAAAGAAGCGGCTTTTAAATTAATGGAAGATTTAGTAGCTAAGTATGATGAAAATACTATAGGCGAAGATGATGATAGTGAAGCACAAGAGGGGGGTAAAGTTAAAAAACCTACTGTACCACCTTTAAAAGATGATAGAGCTCAAGAGATTGTTAAGGTAATGAAGGATAATGCTGATCAAGTTAGAAACGCTGGAGAGCTTCCTTTCGATGAAGATCCAAAAAATCCTGCAGGGCTTGTTAAGTATGTTGGTGATAAGCTTTCTTTTGATATAGACTCAACAAATAAAGCTGAGATTGAGTTTATCAAAAACTATAGAGACTTTCTTATTAAAGAAAAAGGAAGGGTTGATGCACCTAAGAAAGAGATGATGGGTGGTGGATATTTAGATAAGGTGAAGGCTAGAATGGGCTCTTACATAAAATCAAAAATGTAAAATATGTCTAAGTCAGGTTTATTTTTTACAGGCGTTGTTTTAAAAAACAATCGTGATATTATAAAAGAAGAGGCTACTAGGAGGCGTTTAGATCTTCTTGAAGAGCAAATTAACACGCAAAAACAAACTGCTGCTGACAAGAGATCTAAAGATAGACGAGAAGGTATTACTCTATCTTCTGCAAAGGCTGATTTTACTGGTATATCTGATGATAGAATAAAGTCAGCAATAATTAAGAAAACATCTGAGTTTAATAATTTTGTTGCAAATAATTACGATAGTGAAGATCCTCTAGTTCAGTCTGACATACAGAGTAGAAGAGACGAGTTAAAACTATTTGTAGAGTACGGTAAGAGCCTTGACACTAAAATAACTAAGTATGATCCTTTGAATCCAGATGCTGCCTCTTTAAGGTATCAAACTGATGATCAAGGTAATAGTATGATTGAGGTAAACAAAGCTAGGATTTTTCAACAGTTTGAAGATGGTACGTTTGACCTAAAAAGTAGTATCGCTTCATTTGAAAATGATTTTGACGGTCAGGTTATACAAGATGAAACTACTCCTGGATATATGGGGTATTTAGATGACATTCAATCAGAATCTTTTATTGGAGATGATGGCAACCAATATAAAGGTTTAGCTCCTGGAGAAAAAACTCAGTTCTTAAATAGGTTTACAAAAAATCACACAATAAATCCTACAACAGGAACTTTTCCATCTACTCAAGCTGAAAAAGATTACATGACTAATGAGAGATTTGTCATAGATGGTAATGTTTATGATGGTATAGGTGCTTACTTGAAGGAAGAAGAAGGTATTGATAATGATCCTTCCGCAGGAGAAAGAGAGAAATTTAATCCTAAGTCTGAACTTTTTGATGAAAAACTTCACGTTAAGTACGTTAAATATCTTGGTGAAAAGATATGGGAAAGAGAGACAGCGAACAGAAATACAATGTTAACTAAAAAGCCTACTAAAAAAGATGATGAACAAGAAGGTTTATCTCAAGAGGACATTGATTTTCTTTCAGGTCCTTCTACGTCTACATTATCTTATGGTGATGTTCAACTTAAGTTTGACGCAGGAATGTATGATGACGTTACAGATAGGAACATAGAGGTTAATATAGTACCTGAATCTTTGCTGCCAGGTCAAGGTGAACTTAACGAGTTTTTTGAAAAACAATACAAGGATGAAGTAGGATCAGATACTAACAAAAGTGTTAAAGGTCAAGTTACTAGACTTGGACTAACAACAGACAACGTTAAGGTTGCTTCAGTTAAGTTTGGTAAAAAAGAATACTTAGTACCTTACGAGTCTATAAGTAGTGAAATACAGGAACTTAAAAAAGATTCTGTAGGATATAAGATAGGTCAATTTGAATTAGAGTCTACCTCTAAAGCAGAGGGAGACGCTTTATTCGATTAACAATAAAATTTACATCTAATGGATAAGTTAGAACAACTTTATAATCTTTATGTAGATAAAGGCATCTTAACATCACAAACATCTTTAGAACAGTTTAAAGATTCTGATATTGATGTACAAGGTAAGCTTTACGATTTAGGAAAAAATAAAGGTTTATTTAATACGACAAATCTTGAGACTTTTCAATCAGCATGGAGTGATGTAAAAAAAAAAGATTCTTCTATGCCTCAAGGCACGAGTGCCCAAGTGGATACAGAGGTTTCTACTTCAGTATCGGAAGGTGGTCAATCTTCTTTGGAACAAAAAACGCAACTTAGCTTAGAGGAAAGATTAGCTAGTTATGGTGATGTATCCAAAGAGGAGAAGATAAAGATAGCTAGGCAAGAAGACAAAAGACCTTTCTTTGAGGCTCAAGGATTAGATTACGATAAGTTTCTAAAACTGCGTAAAGAGAAAACTTCTGCTGAATATTCGGAGAAGAGAGATAAGGAGGAGTTAGACAAACTTAGTTTCTTTGAGAGATTGTATAAGATAATTAGAGAGGATGATAACATACTTGAAGAAGATCCTTACTCAACTGCTATAGTAAATTACGATACATATTTTTCCGAAAACAAAGACAAAATTCGTTCTGCAGAGGTAAATTATGATAATGATTTGATTCAATCCATAGCTAGATCATCTCAATCACCTCAAGAATTTTCTGAATCTGTAGAGCAATCAGGTATAGACCTAAATAATATAAGAATGTCTGCCATAACGATAGATGGTAGGGAAGCCTCCATTAATGAAGCTTTAGACTATTGGTTAGATACAGATAATGTTAACGCTGCTCAAGAGGGAGAAACCTTAAACTTTAATATACAAGTTCCAGATCCAAGTGATCCAAATTACGAGTCTCTAAAGTACGTTGAAGATTTGATGAATAGACAGATTAATTCTGGGAGCAGATATGGAGATATTGTCCAGAATTTTATGGCTACATTTGCGGATTTATCTGCTGGGCTTATTGAGCAGTTAGAGAAAGGTGGTGCTGCTTTAGATCAATTACCAACTCCTATAATGTATGACGAAGAGTTTAAAGATATGTCTGGTTGGGATTACTATATGACATATGGTGGATACTATGCTAATAAGGTTCGTGATTATGCAAAAAGCATAAGAGAATATACTAGAGTACCTGAAGAAGAATCTATTTACAAATCTCTTATAAGCGGTAACTATGAAGATGCGTTTTTTAACTCTGGTAACGCTGTGGCTAACGCAATTCCTTTTACTTTATCTATAGGTGTAGGTTCTCGTCTTATTGGTCCGACAAAATCCTTACTTGCTGGTGGTGGAGCAGCTGGAGGTATGAAATCTTTAGAACTTAAAGAAAGAAGAAGAATTGGTATAGAGCAAGGTACCAGAGATGCGGATATAACGAATTGGCAGATACATTTTAGTGAGGCTGCAACCATTGCTACTGAAGCGTTTTTTGAGAAATACACCTTAAGAATACTAAATCAAGCTAGAAAAGCTGGAGGAGGTAAAGCTATAGTGGATCCTGGCTTGCTATTAGATAGCTATCTTAACGGTATTAAAAAGTCTATGTTTGTAGAAACCTCTTCTGAGGTAGCAACAGAGGGGATTCAGTATTTATCTGATGTGGCTGTGGAGCTTGAAGATTTTGACTCTGGAGAGTTTGGTGTTAGATTGATAGATACAAGTATTGCGTCAATATTATTTAGTAGTGGTATGTATACTACAGTTAGAGGTGCTAAAGATATTACTAAAAATTTAAATATAATCAATAACAATACCTCTGTAATCTTTACGAATGAAAATGGTGAAACAAGAGAAGTGTCTAGAGGTGAGGCTGTCAATCTTGTTAAAGATCCAGAAATAGCTCAGCAAATTAGGGATGGTAAAATTAAGGTAGACTACTCTTTAAATAATGAGGCTCGACAAGCTATAGATGATTTAGTTTATGGTAACATTGCACCTGATGCTCAACAGGCTAAAGCTAAGATGTTTGAAAAAGAGAAGGTTGTATCTAACTTGTCTAAAAAGATAAATCAATCTAAACAAGATGCTAAGGCAAATAATGAGGATTACGAAGTTTCTACAGAGGATGTCTCTAATCTAGCTAAACAATTAAGTGAATTAAATCTTGAAGCTAAAAAATCTAAGTACAACGTTACTGAAAGTACTAAAGCTGTTAGGGCTCAAGTTAAAGAAATACTTGATGATAACAACATAGAAATAGTAGATGCTGTCGACTCTCAAGACGTATCTATTTCTAATGTTAATGAAACTGTAGATGCTACAAAGATAGATAGTCAAGAACAGTATAACTCTGTTAAGAATCAGTTAAAAAACGGTAAAAGAAAGCCGACAATAGTTCAGTCTCAAAATCAAAGCGGTATAAGGGTTAATGGTGAGACTATTCAAACTTCAGAGATAACTCAAGGTAGGTTCAAAAGTGTTTCTGCAGCTAGAAACGCTATGAAAGACTTTGAACTTAAGAGAGATGCTGCTAAGAAAGGTGAGATATTAGATAGTGAGTTGTTTCCTATTAATAATAAGATTTTTACAAATACTCAAAAACAAAACCTTGATGAGATACCTCAAGAGGTTATAGATAACAACGATTACTACATATTATCTTCACAGAGAGAGGGTTTAACAGAGAAAGAAATATCCTCTAGAATGGAGAATCTTAAGTCTACGTTAGATAAGTCTGGTGCAACTTATTATACCGTTCAGGGTATTTATAACGGGGTTGCTGAAGAAAGCCTTGTGGTAACAGGAATAGATAATGCTACTGCCTTAAACATAGGTAATCAGTTCCAACAAGAGTCCATCTTCTCATCTAAGAATGGGTTAATGTTTGGTGATGGACGTGTAGTTCCTTTAAATGGTGATGTTGTTAAAGGACCAGATGCTAGAAAAAGAAAAGATATGACCATAATGAATATTGGTGGTAGAAAAGTTTCTATGCACATGGGGTTAGATGAAATTAAAACTAGTTATGGTAAAAACTTTAACTCAGATAACATTCATAAGCTGGATGAGAGTAATGCTAACTATGATGCTGAGTTATTCCAAGGATTAGACGAAAGCAGAAAGAGAGCTTTAGGTTTTGCCTTTAAACTACTTAACTCTATTGGTGGGCTTAACATTACTGTTATTAGAAACAGTAACGCAATGGCTGAACAATTAAAAGCCATAGGTCAAGACCCTTCTAAAAAAATGAGTTCTTTCTTTAGAGGCTCTAATAAAACTATATACGTAAACCTTGAAACTATTCAGGGTAACACTTTGTTCCAAGAGATCATTCACCCTATGGTTGACTTTATCAAGAAGAATGACGCTGACTTGTATGAAAGAATAGAGGCTGAGGTTCAAGAGAGTGATGTTAAAAGAAGGGTGATGAAGGATGGTCGTAGAATGAAGGGATCTTACATTGATTGGTCTTTAAATAATTATACTACAAAAGAAGAGGTAGAGGCTTATTATAATACAAAAACTAATCAATTTGATTTAGAGAAATTTAAAAAAGAAAGACCTGAAAGATTTAGTTATATTACTGAACAGGCTTTTGCTGAAATGATGGGTGACGCTGCTTATGGTCACTTTTTAAATAAGCAATCTAATTTATCTAGAATTAGAGGAGTTATAAGAGAAATATTATCTAGAATTGGTATTGTATCTCCTTTTGAAAATGTTGAAGCTATAGACCTTAATCAGATGTCTTTATCTGATGTAAAAACAAATTTATCTGAAGCCTTAGTAAATGGTAGGAAAATTACTGTTGGTGGCGTTGAGTTTGAGGTTGGAGATATAGATAGGTTGGCTGAGATTAGAGAGAAAAATCCAAATTTATTTAGTGAGCCTAATCCAGAAACTGCAGACATATCTAAGTCTTATCTTTCGGATAAAGCAACAGAACTTGGAATAGATCAGTACTCTGACCCAACATTTGTTAATCGTTTAGATGAAGATAACTCTAAGATGATTGCAGATGCTTACGATAGTTTAGTTGATGATCCTAAAAATCCACAGGTAATAAGAGCCTACAAAGCTTTAGCTGATGAAACTTTAGAACAATACAAGTCTATAATAAATAAAGGTTATAAGATTGAAATATGGAAGGGTGAGGGTGAACCTTACGCTAATAGTGCTGAAATGATTCAAGATGTTAGAGATAATAAACATTTATATATATTTGGAACAGAAGCTGGCTTTGGAGAGGGTGTTATTACACCTGAACAAAGGCAAGAAAATATTATGCTTTCTAGAACTGAGTATCAAGATGTAAATGGAGAGCCTCTTGTTGTAAATGATATATTTAGATTTGTTCACGATTTCTTTGGTCACACAGAGATTGGTAATGGTTTTGGTCCTATCGGTGAAGAAAATGCTTGGCTTAATCATTCTAGAATGTATAGCTCTGAAGCTAGAAAAGCAATGACTACTGAGACTAGAGGTCAAAACTCTTGGGTAAATTATAATAAGAATATTAGAAGAGAAGATGGGACTATACCTAAAAAGGGTGACAAGGATTATGTTCCTTTGTCTGAGAGACCTTTTGCTGATCAAAAGATGGGCATACTTCCTGATAATATTGTAAATCCTGTAGGCGTAAAGTCTGAAGTTATAAGTGATATTAGAATGCAGGCTACTCAAGAGGAGACAGAAAATGTAGTTTACACTTCAGGATTAACAACTATAGCTTTTGATATTGCTCAGTCAGTTGTAGATGCTGATTATAAGGCAGGTAAATATGTTACTAAGCAAGTAGCTAAAACTGGTTTAGATAAACCTAGAAAACAATTTGAAGGTTACGACATAAGGTTGTCTAAACTATTGGCTAAACCATTTGGCTCTCACTCTAACGAGGAGATAAAAGAGATTATGGTTAGAAATAGAGGTGATCTTCAAGCTGAACTTCTTAGAGTTGATGACAACCTTAGGTTATTGAAAAACACAATAAAAGATTCTAACATAACTCCTGAGCAAGTTAATGATCTTCTACATAATGTTGAAGATATAAAAGCTATGGAGAAGTCTGAGCTTAGAACAGCTCTTCTAGAGATGAGAACTCATATAGATGAGTTAAGTAGAACACTTATTAGAGAGGGTCTAGTAGCGGGACAGACTATGTTTACCATTGACTCTAATATGGGATTATATGTTACAAGATCTTACAGACAGTTTGAGACTAAAAATTGGGAGCAAACAGATAATGATATAATACAAAACGCTAAAGACTTTCTATACAGAGAGGTTAAGAATCAAAACATAAGAGATGTTGAGGATGGTAAGATAGATAAAGATGGCAACCTGATAACACTTATGTCTGAAGATGCTATTTTAAATAAAGCAGGTGAAGCTTATGATGAGTTAGTTAAAGAAAAAGATTTCTTAAAGTTTTCAGGTGGATCTTCTAGCTTAGAAGGACTAACAAGGGTTAACTCTATATTTATGCAAAAGAAAGTTATCCCTAAAGAGATAAGAGAGTTGTGGGGTGAGATAGACAGTCCTTTGATAAACTATAGTAATACCATATCTAAAGTTGCTAAAACAATCTCTGCTGAGAGAATGTATAGAGAACTTAATAATATAGGTCAAGGAAAGTTCATATCAAACGAAAGAACACCTTCCACTAGAAATAAGTTGGAGGGTTCTAAATGGGGAGACTTAGATGGTAAGTGGGTTGACGATGAGATGTACGTTGTAATGAATCAAGTTAATAGAACTTTTGAGAAAAATGGTTTTCAACAGGTATACGATAAGTACATGCAACTTGTTTTGTTTAATAAAAAAATGAAGACTGTATGGAATCCTGGTACACATGCTAAAAACATTATAGGTAATAGCTCGTTTGCTATGATGAATGGCCACTTAACTCCTGATCTAAAGCAAATTTATCAAGATGGTAAGCTATCTATAGAAGCTTTTAAAAGCACGAAGAGTGAAGAATTTAAAGAATTGTATGATAAGCTTATAAGATTAGGTGTAGTAAATTCTTCTGCTTCTTTGGCTGAAATTCAAAACATATCAGAGGATCTTAGAAATACTAATTTTGATTTGACTGAATATATTAACGAAAAAAATGGCAAGATACAAAAAAGAGTAGCTAAAGTATCTGGTACTGTTAAAGAAGGAATATCTTCATTTGATGAAAAACTAATGAGGGCTTATCAAGCTGAAGATGATGTGTGGAAGATATTTGGATACTTATCTGAAAGAGGTAGATATATAAAGGCTGGTTTAGATGTTACGGTAGCTGAGGAAATGGCCGCTAAGAATATTAGAAACCTTTATCCTAATTACAACGAGATACCTCGTATAATAAGATTCCTTGGTCGTTCTCCTTTAGTAGGATCATTCGTTGCTTTCCAGGCTGAATCTGTTCGTAACGCTAAGAACACTGTTATGTTAGGATTTGAAGAGATGGGTAGTAGTAACCCAAAGATAAGAAGAATTGGTGCTACAAGAATAGCGGGAACTATTGCTACAATGACTCTAATGGAGGGTCTTCAGTTATATACAGCTCAATTCTTAGGTGAGTTCTTAGGTTTTGGTGGAGAAGATGATGATGATGTGGAGAGAAGAAAGATGCGTCTTTTACTTCCTGAGTGGGACGCACCAGGAAATATATCTTACATGTTCAGAGGGTTTTTAGAATCTAAACAATCTGAAGATCAGACTGAAAGAGATAGATACTTTGACTACATAAACTTCTCTAGTATATCTGGTGTTGGTTACATGAAAGATATTATGAGGTTGGCATTTACAGATATAGACACACAGCTTGGTCAAGATAGTGCTTTAAATATTCTTGAAAAAATATATGCTCCATTCTTAGGAGAAGAAATGACTGCTATTGCTGTAAGAGAGGCTCTAACAAATAAAGGTGGAAAAGTATTTGATGAAACAGATACTGGACTTAAGGCAATTGGAAAGATGATTATATATGTTGGAGATAAAGTTCAACCTGGTGTTGGTAGAACAGTTCAAAGAGGTTTTGAATCTGTATACGATGAAGACTCTGAATTAGTTCCAGGATATGAAATGCTTGCTATATTTGGTATAAGAATTAATAGAGTTAATGTTAACAAAGGTTTAGCAATAAAATCTAACTTACTACATAAAAATATGATAAGTAGAGTAGGTAAAGAAGTTTTGCAAGATCCTTTTGCTCTAAGAGAAGAGGCAAGAAAAAATTCTAGTTTTAATGAGGATTTAAATAAGTTAGCTGACCTTATAGCTGCAGCAAGATTAAATAGTATTAACGGAGAAAATGTTAAAGCTATCCTTTCTAGCTCTAGAGTATCTAAAACAGTTATAGATGAAGCTTATAATAGGTATCTCGACAGGTATTTAGAGGATGCAATAAGTATTGACGATAAATAATTTACAAACACCATATAATTAAATAATTAATTATTAAATTTGTAATACTTTTCTAACGTTCCATTCTGGAACAGTTTGCTTTTTTGTTCGCATTCATAGATTAGTTTTTTGGTTGTTTAAGAAGGAGGGGTAGTTCCCTCCTTTTTTTTTACTATATTAGCCTTATGGAAATAGGTATACAATTAATCAATGGGGTAGTGTTTGGATTTAGACTATTCCCTCCAACAGAATCTATGCCATACAACGAACTCCAGCTATTTGCTGGAGTTATATGCTTCTATGTTATTTGGGATTAGTCCTCGCAAGCACTTCGCAACTTACTCTCGTTTTTTAGAACCCCGACCTAAGATGGTATCGACTGCAATATCGACCTCCTTTTGATTTGATGGGACATATACGTCTAATTTTTGATCGGTATCATGAAGATACTTTAAAAACAGCTTGAATCGCATCTTAAACTCAGGGGTTCTTATTCCTTTTGTTTCTATAATAAAACCTTTATCTAGATTGATGAAGTCTGGTGTGTAAGATATATTCCTTATATTACCAGGCTTCTTTTTAAAGGTAGTTTTACCTTTTGTTTTACCTTTATCCATAAGGAGTCCTTCAAACTTGAATTTTTCTACAAGCTCAAAAGTTTTTCCTTCATATTGATTTGGGATCTTTGCTTTTTTAAGGGCTCTGTAGCAGTAAAGCTCTAGTCCTGAGGCAAATGTGATTCCATCTGCGGTGTGTTTCTTAGCTTTAGTTATCTGCTTTCCCTTTCTTCTCTTGAATCGCATTAAGCTAAGATATGAAATAATTACTTCTTACCTCTATTCCTAGCTCTATTTTTATATTGACTCTCTAGAACAAGCTTACCAGATTTAGTATGCGAAGCATCTTTTTTATCACCTTTCTTACCATTCTTTCTGTTAAAAAGGTTTAGTTTAACACGATACTTCTTTCTCTCTTCAGAGGAAGAATATTCGGAGTCGTACTTTTTTTTCTTTTTATACGACTCCTTATTCTTTTTATAATGTTTAGTGCTTTTACTTGCCATGCTATATTATTGTAGCCTGCAAGATACGAATTATTTCTTTTCTTTTGGAGGAGTTGGTATACCAAAAACGTATTTAGCAAGTTTATCTGCATTCTCTAAAAGAGATTTAGCGTTCTTACTTGTTGGTAGTCCTGAGGCTATTTCTAATACTCTAGCTCTCATTTCACAGTCAAATTTTAATAGTCTAACCTGCTGTTCTCTGTCTTTCTGTTGCTTGTTCATGTCTAAAATTTAATTATAGTTAGTAAATCTAAGTCTATATAGAATAATAATTCTCTATCCCATATAGATCCTGGTCGTGGGTTTTTCATGCCACCCCACTCAACTGTGGCTTTTGTTATTTCGTGCATCCAAATATAGCCAATACCGTCAAGAAATCTCCAAGCTATACATAAAGGTAGTTGCTTTTGAAGTGCTTCCTTTTGACAATGCTGTACCTTTCTAACTGAAGTTCTGACCCTTTCAATGTCCTTCATGTTAAGGCTCATAGTTTTAACCTCACAAAGAGACACAACCTTCATAGTTTTATTGTCTATAATCTCAGCATCTACTGGAGCATATCTATCTAGTTGCTCAAAGGTTAAGTCTTTACCCTCTAGAAGTATACGAAGAGTCTCAGCTTCCCTCTCCCTATCTTCTTGACTTTCAAATCGGGGTTCCAGTCTCATTCTCTTCATTGCCTACCCAATCATAATTGAATGGAGTTTCGTTTTCTTCGTACTTTTCTGCAGACTTAATAGTCTCATTCATTCTTCTATCAACCTCATCCATGTAAACCTGAAGAAGTATAAGATAACCTGTGAGATCCATTAGATCGTTCTCACTCATGTAAGTTTCCTTACTCTTAATTCTATTAAGCTTGTCGTTTATACGAGCTTGGATAGCGTACATAGGATCAACATTAAACAAAACTCCTTTGTCGAATACTGAGTTGCCATAAGATTTGTTTTTCTCTATGAGAAGATCCCTGATCTCATTACACTTTTTTCTTATTTCTTCCTGCATTTTTCTTTACTTTAGATTCGATAGCCTTCTTTTTAATACTCTTATACTTACGTTTATTCGATATTTGATCTTCAGAAACCTTTGGACCACGCTTAACCTTACATTTTTCTTTCTTGAGATCTTCAAGAACTCTGTTATTATGTCTTTCACTTTCTTTAATTTTTTTAGAATACTTTACCATGTCCCACGATATAAAAATAAATATAACGCAGACGACTGCTATCGCTATTACGACCATTTTAATTTAATTTAATTGTTTAACTTAATTTAACTATTCAAATTTTCTGATTCTTCCTTTAACAATGCTCTGTTTAATTCAGCCATAGTAGATACATGGCTTTCTATTGGCTTACCCTCGTTGTATCTTTTAAGTAGAAAAGCTATATGATCTTCGCTTCTCATACCCATTGGAGATTGCTTTTCCCAACCCCATTGAATTGCATCTAAATCTTTCATAATTTTAAAATTTAATTAACAATTTTATTGTAAAGTTAATAAATTTATATTTATAACTTTAATATACATCGTGAGACATACATATAAACTCATAGTCAGTTACCTTATCTATTTTTATTTGTATGTCGTTAGTTGACTTATGTTTTATCTCTAATCCCCTTACAAAGTACTTAATATTTTGTAATTTATCAGGATCAAGCTCCCTAATACAAGTTCTATGAGTGGCTTCCTTCCATTTCTTAGCGGGCTTCTCCACCCCTTTAACAAACCTTACTGTTCTCCACCTGTAATGAACTGTAGCGTGGTATATTTCTTTTCTCATTAGGTTTATTTTTTATTTATTATTTTTTCTATAAACCAAAAAATAAATATAATACCCATTATAAAATCCGTTATGGTTTTAAAATTCCACTCCATGACTAAAAAGATTCTGATGGTTGAGCAGATATGTACTTCTCAGTATAATCCTGAGGGTCTATAAATTTAGTATACTCTTTCTTAAACTTAAGAGGTAGCGTGCCAGTACCTATGTTTCTACCTTTAGCAAATATAAGGTCCACAAGTCCTTCGGTAGAGTTTCCACTATCATCAGCCATGATGCCATAGTATTCAGGTCTGTATACAAGCATAACAATGTCAGATGCTTGCTCTATCTCACCACTCTCACGAAGATCAGACAAACTAGGTCTGCATCCATCTCTACGTTCTACACCTCTACTAAGTTGAGATAAGGCAACAATTGTTATGTTCAGCTCCTTGGCTAAGTTCTTTAGCTCACGAGCCACCATAGCTACCTCTTGCTCTCTAGATGTACCACTACCCTTAACAAGTTGTAGGTAATCTACAAGAACAAACTTAACCTCTTTTGTTATAACGTATTGCCTAATCTTATTTAAAAGGTATCTAAGAGATGAATCCTTACACTCATCTATAAATAGGTTAACACCTTCGAGTTTACCTATAGCTTTATCAACTCTATTAAGCTCAGTGCTTTCTAATGCACCCTTCATTATATACCTATTATTTACCTCACTCTCTAGTGATACTAACCTTTGAAGTAGCTGAGTATCCCCCATCTCGTATGAGAATACTGCAGAGGGAATGCCTACCTTGGCACAATTGTAGCAGAAGGCTAGACCAAGAGATGTCTTACCCATGGATGAGGCACCACCAATCACAATAAAGTCTGTCTCTTGCCATCCACCAGTAAACTTGTCTACTGATTGAAAGCCCGTAGGTAGACCAACCATATTTTCAGAATCCATTCTTCTTCTTATATCATCATGCAATATCTTTAATTGCTTTTTAATATCAGGTATGTCACTACCTCTAACTTCAGAAATAGACTTCATTTGTTCTTCTACGAACTCTATAACGTTAAATAAATCGTCCCCGTTATCAATCTTCTTTGTAGTGAGTTCTGCTAATTTTTTAAGCCTTATCTTCTTATCTTCTTGAGATAGATACAAGACCATGTTCTTTGTTATATAAGCGTAATGATCAGAGCTCATACACTCAGCTACCCTGAGATCCACAAGAGGATCTTTAATAGCAGAGGATATGACAATCATATCAGCCTTATCTCCTTTGTCTAACCTTTCAGAAACCACATTGTATATCTTTCTATTTAAAGGATCGGTAAATATATCCTCAGATATAAGGCTATGACAATCGTAATAGTCTCTTGGATTAGACATAATCTTACCGATAAGCCTCATCTCCATGTCCATGTTATCTTTCATCTGTGATGTATTTAGGTTTAACATATCGGTTAGTTTTCTTTTTATCTAACTGCACATCGTTCTCCCATCCCCTGGCGTTAAGCCAAGTTTTAGGGTACTTTCTGTAAGTTCTATCAGGAGTAGATTCAACATAAGCCTTAACTCCCTTTATGGCATCACCCATTTGTTTGATGGTTAAATTCATAAATGTCTTTCTTGTAGCGGGCTTATACTTTTTGTAATCATATAAATTCCAAAACATCTCAAATGCTTTTTCCTTTCTTTCAGCTTCAGTCTGAGGCTTTTTAGCATCACTAAACCTAAGATCGATAGCAGTAAAATGATTAACAATATTATTAAAAACACAATTAGACTCCATCTCGTTATTATATATAGATTGGTGTGTGTTTGTTGAAGTATGAAAGTTTATACAACTACCATCAACCTCAATAAATTCTACCTTATCTATATTAATAATATCTGTGTCTGATACTCTGTACTTCATAGTTTTTTTTGGTTGTTTAAAAAAGGGAGGGGACAAGCCCCTCCATCTTTAGAATGGTAAATCGTCAGCTACTGCTTCTTTCTTAACTTCTGGTTTATAAGTGTTCACTTCAACGTAGTGAGTCTTACCATACTCGTTAGTTTCTTTCATCTTAGCTACCTTTAGCTTGATGAATTTTTCACCATTGTACTCGAACATGTGATCTGTTGCTTCTTTACCTAATTTAGTTAGGTTTAAAGAGAACTCTACCATGTCCCCATCAAATTTTTCTACCCCGTTTCCAACGTAGATTCTGTTAGTTGTTTTGTTACTCATAGCTTTCAGCTTTTATAAAATAATTAACTAGTGCCTTCCTTTCTGTTGTTTTTATATACTTAGCAATCCTTCTAAGGTGTTTAACTTTAAACTCGTCAGGTTTATCTAAGTATTTATCTAGGGTAGGTCGGCTTAACCCTAATCTTTCTGCAAGCCAAGGCTTGTATATTTTGTTTTCTTTTAACTTTTCTTTTAGTGTCATAGTGTTTCCATTATTAAATGTTGTTCAACGATCTCCTCGTTGTCTATAAAGAATCTTCTGTAAACATCTAGTAGATACTTATACTCTTGTCTACCTCTATCTACAAACTCATCTCCAGCATAAAATATAGAAACATTATAAGGTCTCTCTTTTTCCTGAGTTATAAATACAAACTCATCACAACCAAAACCATCCATATAAAAGGCTGATTGTCTATCATATCCATACTTCTTGCAAGAATTAGAGAACCCATAAAAGCTACCATCTGCAGTGGTCTTTAAGTCCACCAATAACTTTCCATTACGATAGTCTGCTTTACCCTTACAGAAAACATTTGTATCATCATCCTTCCAAGCGTTAGCTATCTCCCTCTCTCCTTCTGATTGAAGAAGATCTTTAACTTCAGAATGACTAAACAATACATCTTGCATATACATAATCTTATCGTATTCTTTTTGTAAAATTATTGTAGATGCTTTAGGATTATTTTCTTTGAACTCTTTAAAGCCTTTAGTAGTCCTTGTAGCTGAATCAAACACTAAAACTTTGTTATTAAAGTCATTAGGCTCTAACATAGCTACATGATATGCTCTACCAAAGATCATAGGCATAGTCTCCTTGTTGAGTTCAGGATTATCCCTCATCATCTTATAAGTCCTAACATCCTTCTTTATTAACCCTAACTGCGAGTTCGTTACAAACTCGTAGTCAGAGTAATAAAAGGAGTCATCGACTAGCTTCTTTATAAACTTATCTAAACTCATTACACTAAGGTCTTAGATATTTTAAGAACTTTGTTAAGATTATCTTGTTGGGTTTTAGTCATAGTGTATCCAGCCATCTTTTGCTCTACTACACTACCTTTACCATCCTCAATAGCCTTCATCATAGACTTATACTGAGAGTCTGTTAGTTTAGGTTTAGACTTTGAGGTTGTAGTTGATTTTGGACTAGAACCTTTAACAGCCATATTGCCATCATCATCATCTCCTGTAACTACACCAACAAATGATGCAAGAGCATATCTTCTAGCATAAGATATAGCAGAACCTACGCCATGTGCGTCTTCTTTAGCGGGAATATAACATGTTGATGCTAGATATTCCCCACTAGAATGTGATAGGATTGTTGTTACACCACCCACGTCAGTAGGCATTTGAATAATTGCTAACTCGTTGTCTGCTAGTAGCTTACGAACAGAGTCCCATACTGATCCAAGATCGGCATAACTTGACTTGAAGAAAGGATTTTTTGAGTTTTCTTTTGCAGGTCTTAATTGAGACTGCACTTTCGATAAGGCAAGGGTTAGCTTGCCAATTGTTTCTGACTTTTCCATAGTTTTTGGTTTTTAAATTTAATTAACTTCTGATGCAAATATAGTAAATTATTTTACATATTACTATATTATTCCTAAAATATTATAAGATATATCTTCAGGCATTATTCTGTCTAGGCTTTGCGTTATACCTTCCATAACTAGCTCTAAATCAATATCATTGTTTACTACCATTAAAACACTTATACCATCTTCTGAAGGCATCATAAGGGTGTGGCACAAGGCGTTATGCTTTCCTATATCTACTTGTGTTACTGCTAGACTATCTGTCTGATGAAAGTACATATAGTTTACTCCATGCTTTTTTAAAGCAACCTCTAAACGTTTCATGTTTGGATGCTTGTTAGGTCTTATTCGGTTGTCTAGTTTGTAGTCTATACCCGACTCTTTAAGTAAGTTCTCCAGCATTTCTTTTTCGTATTGCATAGACTTTGTAGATAAATTCTATTAAAGATAACTCTTTTTCTAGTAATTCCTCAAGATCTTCGTTGCTAAAAGATCTATCTACTGCATCTATTATGTTATATATTTTAACTTTATTATTTGATGTATCTAGTTTAAATAGTTTTTTACCTTTTAAAAGGGACTGTATACTATCTATGTCATTAATTATAGGATTGATATACTTTCTCTGTACTTTAGCGTATAGAACATACTTAGTACAGGGATCTTTCTCTCCTCTCATCCAAACTTGGTCTACATCAATTGTCCTTACTTGGTTGTTCATCTTCTCTAAATTTATCTAATTCTACTTCTAATTCAGTTATAATACTTCTGTACCTTTCTCTATCTAAGGTTAGAGTATCTTCAAGTTCTTTAATCTTATTCTCCATAGCCTCTATTCTTATTCTTTGAAATTCTTCTACTTCCATAATTAGTTTTTTTACTTTGTTTATATTTCCTTGATGCACCCATGTGTGTTTATTAAAGTCTATCATCATTCTAGTTTTCTAATTATTCTGTTAAACTCTAACTCTGTTTTTATAGATATATCTTTTGATATTCTCTTAAAGTAGTCAGACCTACCCACCTCTCTAGATTGTAACTCTAAAAAGTTTACTATCAAGTCTCTAATTTGTTTTAACACTTGAGCATCCCTCATCTTTAGTTCAAACTCTAGCATAGGTAGGGATTCAAGGGAGTTGAATTTAGATGAGTTTACTTCCCTTACCATCCATATCATCCTACTTATAAATTGTTGTCTAGTTTCCACTATAAATGTCCCCCATATATTTTTTTACCCTTAACAACAACATCATACCTCATTTCTTTTTCAGTGTTTTCACACATACCTTTGTATTTATCCAAACCATCTCCGAATATAGCCTCTTTCTTTTTCATTTCTTTATCAATCATATAATCAATATCTTCATTGAGCCAAAGCCAATTTTCTATATCTTCTATTTCTACACCTTTAGGTACTTTAACTTCGATTTCTACATATTTGTGAAAGACTCTCCTTTCACTTACTATTACTTTTCTCATGTCTTTTAGTTTTAAGGTTATTGTAATTCTACAACCATGTTGATATTAAATATCTCGTAGTAATCTCCTATTACTCCATGTATAGCGTTGTCCTCTCCTATACAGACCATAGTTCTACCCCCCAATTCATTAATAAACTCATCACAATAATCGTAGATTTTATCCATTATAAAAGAGTTTACTGCATCTACATCCTTATATCCCTCGTACCATTTGAGGTGGTTTCCATGATAGATAACATACTCCGTAGATTCATCTACAAGATCATCATTATCATTATACCTAACCCACTTCTGTGTGTAGTCCTCTTTAGTAAAGGCAGGGTAATCTCCCTCAAGTAATTTGTATTTGTTCATGATAGCATCTAATTCTTTCTCATCTTTTTTTGGTACTGCTATATGTACCTCGCTTCTGTATCCCATAATTTTTAGTTGTTTTTGTTATAATTTTCTGCTTCTTTTTTAGTTTTAAAATATTGTTTGTTTGGATTATCATTATGTAGTTCTTCTGATATGTCATCCCAACAAGACCAAATCACTTCACCATCTTCTATGGTGTAGTAATCATCCCCCTCATTGAAAGGGTATTCTCTTTCGTTGTTTTCTTTTTTGTCAGCATACTCACGAGCCTCATTATATAAATTGCTGTCTACATTACCCACATAGTCCACAAAATGATTAAACCACTCTAATACTTGTTCGTTGAGGTTTTCTTTATTGTTCTTTTCCATCTTTAGTTGTATTTGTTATATGTTTAGTTGTATTTTCTTTCTTATATAAAGCGTAGCGATACTCATCATCAGCCATTCTACCTCTTAGCTCTCTCTCTATGCTTAAGCCCTCTACGAAGCCTTGAGCCATCTGTATAAATAATTCTTTAGTTTTTCCCATTGTTATAATCTTTAATAAAGTTTACTACTGATTCGTGTGTTTCATTAATATCGGGTATTGAATCTCTTAATTTATAAAAATCTTCGGGGTCTCCATTGAAGAAAGATATATCCATTATCTTCTCAATAACTGGCATAAGCCAATCCCAAGATGAGTCGTATTTTAGTTCGTGATGTAGATTTTCATATACTCTAACTCCTTTTGAATCTTCCATAAAGAATCTATCATCTTCGTATATGTAACCAATAAATTCTGCTATAAGTTTGTTATCTTCTTCCATAGTGCTAGTCTTTCGAGTTGTTAATAATTCTTTGGTCTAAATCGTTGATACAATCTACACTAAGGTAGTCGTACATGAAGTCTGTAATATCCACTGCAGTCATTGTCTTTCTACAATGAAACATAATACTATTGACTTCTAAATCTTCGTTGGTAACATAGGCATCTACTACTACCTCGTAGTCTTTACCCTCTTGCAAAGTTGTTTGTGTATTCATAGTTTTTAGTTTTTGGTTAGGCAATATTAGTAAATATATTTTACATATACAAATTTAATTTAAATCAGCTTTATCAAAGT